AGAGGTGGGCGTTTCGTTTGTGGCAGAGCTTGAAGACAGGATGGAGTGGGAGGCGGATCTAGGGAAGGAACTGGCTAGATTACTCAGAGCACAGATGGGCGGTCTCTTAGAAGAGCTGGGAGACCCCCCGAACATTAACAACGTATCCCCCTCGTTCTGGACGGAATCGGGAGAGGAGTTGCAGGCGGCCCTTGCAAGGAACTTTCAAGGCATCTACATCGCCTCCGCACAACAGATACTCGACGCTCAACCTATTGGAGTGGATTGGGGGATTGTCAACCAGAATGCAGCAAATTGGGCACGACAGTATTCATTCGATCTCGTAAGCGGGATCACAGAGACTACTAGAAGAGCGATCTCCGATGCGGTAAGTGCGTTCTTTGAGAGGCAACAAACAATAGGGGATTTGAGGGCCGTACTCTCGGAGATTTATGGACCTGTAAGAGCAGACATGATTGCGGCGACTGAGGTAACAAGAGCCGCGGTGCAAGGCGAAATTGGGATCGTGGATGAGTTGAGAGGGCAAGGAGTACAGATGGTAGCAATCTGGAGGACTTCAGAGGATGAGTTGGTGTGTCCTCTTTGTGGTCCTTTGGCGGATAAAGACGAGGGAGATGGATGGACTGAACCTCCCCCCAGACATCCGCGGTGTAGGTGCTGGCTATCACATGAGTTCATCAATGCCTGACGGAATACGGATTGAGGGATTGCCTGAATTGCAGAAGATCATGCAAAAACTAGGGACGCTGCAGCCTGTGAAGACTGGATTGAAGAGCGCAGCTTTGCATGTGAAGGGGAAGATTGCCAAGTATCCTCCCGTATCACGGAGACCACAGCCTTTCGTGTCCGACCTACAGCGGAGAGGCTTTTTTGCGAAGCTGAACAGTGGGGAGATCGACGTACCTTACAAACGGGGTATCTCCTCCAAGTCTGAGAGATTGGGGCAGAGCTGGACAGTCGAACCTAGAAACGCTGGGCTTACTCAGATCGTGGGATCGGATACCAGCTATGGTCCTTTGGTGCAGGCGAAGGACAAGCAGACTCGCTACCACAGAGAGACCGGTTGGCGTACTACCGCCCAGGTAATTGATGAAGAAACAGATGTAGTGATCAAAATAGTCAAGGATGTTGTGGATCGGGCTTTGAGTGGTGCCTGAGATATAAGATGGCCGATTCTAGTGTTTTAACAGATTCTTTGAAATTGCCGATGCCAAAGTTGCAGAAGGCACAGAGGATTCCGCGTACTTTGCCAGTGTCATGGTCGTGGTCGATGGCGAATTTCCCCCTCCCGTTTTTGCCGTCTTTCTTCGGTATCCCTATTCCGCAGATCGCACACAATCCATTCTGCGCAGTGTACATATTTTCGTATTCGGCAAGATCAATACCATATTGGCGTCGCAGATTCGTGTCCAGCCGTCGCCTGATTCCAGCGCTATATCGCGTCTTTTCTGCTTTTCTACCGATGGCGCGGCGATTTGTCCTACGACATTCCAAACAACGATCCGGACGTCGTTGGCCTTCGGCTGGAATCGGCTTTCCGCAGTTGAGACAATATTTTTCTGGCGGTGGATATTGAGTCTTCTGATAAGAAAGCCTCATCGCCCTACAGCGATTACAAAATACATAAGTCCCGCTGTGTTTCTTTGTACATTGAGGACAGCGGCCCTGCTGCTTATAACGATGATATTGTCCTGTACCCATAGAGCTATGATAACACGCTCAATGTCTAGGGGCAAATGTAATGCCTGAGCCTGGGGCGAATGAAACTCAAGACGAGTTCATGCATCGATGCATCCCCATGATTATGGATGAGGGGAATGAACAGGATAAGGCGGTAGCAATCTGTATGTTGAAGTGGAGGGAAAAGAAAAGCATGAGACAACCTGGTCCAATCACGATCAAATCACAGACAGACACCGAGGCGGTAGTTGCTGGTTATGGCGTGATCTTTGGAGGGAAGGATCTCGAAGGCGAGACCTTCACCAAAGAAACAGAGTTAGAGCTTGGATACGTCCCAACCAAGAGTATCTTCTACGACCATACGCTTGACGCGAAGGCGAATGGTTCTCTGGGCAAGACGCTCTCTGAGGAGATCGACGACGTAGGTGTTTGGGTGGAGGCTCAGATTGACCGCTCCAAGGATTATGCAAATGCGGTTCTGGAGCTTATAGGGCAAGGAATCATCGGGTTCTCTTCGGGGACCGCTTCTCACCTAGCACGAAGGAAGAACGGGAAAATCCTGCGCTGGCCGGTGGTGGAATACTCACTTACCCCCACTCCGGCAGAACCACGCACATTGGGAGTGAGCCAAATCAAGGCGCTGTTCGATGCTGCTGGACTCCAGATGCCAGAGGCGTTCAATGAGGCCGATGAGGCGAACGCGGCGAAGGACCAGAGCAAAACCCAAACGAAAGAGAGGAAACCAATGGACGAGGAAAAGCCCTTGGTGGATACCAAGGCAATCGCGGACCTGGTTGTGGCCCAGATGAAAGCTGAGGCTGAAACCAAGGCCGCAGATGAGGTCAAGTTCCAGGCACGCTTGACCGAGGAAAAGAAGAGATGGGAAGCCGATCTCCCCGCCTGGGCGGGCGGCTTCAACCTCATGCGGACCGCGGAACCCGGAAGCGACGTGGGAGGCAATAAGGCTTTCCGTCATTGGCTCCGCACCGGAGACCGCGTTCCCTATGGGAAGGTCTACGCTGAAGCAGCCAAGAACCAGATCGAGGTGAACGACGATCTATCTGAGGTCAAGGCTGCTCTCCAGGGACAGACCGACGCGGAAGGTGGTTATCTGGTCCCGGATGACTTTTTCAATAGTGTCGTTGCTAAACGCGACGACATGAGCGTCATCCGGCGCGCAGGCGCGACGATCATCCAGACCTCTCTGGATCGAGTGTTGATCCCGACCGAAGGTACCTCGATGGCGAAGTTCGCCATCACTGCTGAAGAGGCGGCGGTGAATGAGGATGAACCGACCTTCGGGCAGGTCATCGCGGTGGTTCATAAGGGGACCAAGCTGGTTAAGGTCTCTGAGGAACTGATGGCGGATCAGAAGGCGAACCTCGATCCGTTCCTGACCAACGCCTTTGCTCGGGCGGAAGCGGAGTGGGAGAACTACTACTTCGTTTCGGTTGGGACTGGAACCTCGCAACCTCAGGCAGCTCTGGTGGCCTCGGGCGCGGGGTTGACCGCCGCTGGGACGAACGCCATTACCGCGGCCAATATGAACACCCTGATCTATTCCTTGGGTGCGTCGTATGCTTCAAGTCCTTCCGTGGCAATGGTCTCCAAGCGTGCCACTCAGGGTGCTATCTTCGCCCTGACCGGAAACCCGTTCCTGTTCCAGGCTACCCCTTCGGGTAGTGCTGTAGGGACGGGAGATCAGTTCGTACGCAGGCTGGACGGGGTTCCGTTCTACTCCGATGAGACCATGCCTGCCATGACCACGGGGTTGAAGCCGGTCTTGATTGGCGACTTCAGCTACTACTTCGTGGCCGAACGAATGGGCCTGATCGTGCAGCGTCTAGTTGAGCTGTATGCGGGCAATGGGCAAATCGGCCTCCTGGCGAAGTTCCGCCGAGGCGGAGTCGTTGGACAGGCCGAAGCGTTCAAGCACCTGTTGTTGAGCTAGGAGGCCGACATGAGCCATCTAATCACAGCAGATGCGAAGTTCAAAGTGGCCGCGGTTGCCAATCTAGCAACTGCCGGCGGATGGACTCCAGTTGAGATCGATGCGACTGGTTTTGATCGGGCGTGTTTCGTCGTCCAGAGAGGCAGTCAGACGGGTGCAACGAAGAATACCCTGAGGACAAGTCTCTACCATGCCGGTACTACCGCAGGAACCTATGCGCTCGCCTCCGGCACTCTCGGGACGATGGCGAACACTACCTCGAACAAAGCCTATCAGTTGGAGTTCAGCGTCAACGCTACCAAGCCATTCCTAAAGCTCTATGGGACAGGCGGTGGAACTGGAACATCTACAATGGCCTGTGCTGCTGTGGCTATTCTGTATCGGGGAAGTCGTGCGCTTCCTCCGACCCAGGATGTCACCGTTAAGCTGGCCTAACCTTCAAAGGGGCGGGGGGAAACTCCCGCCCCCAAGGAGCATCCTATGAAACGAGTGAAGGCTAAAGTAGGCATCCAGGGGAATGGATGGGCCATCGACGCCGGGGAAGTACAGGACTGGGGCGATGACCGCGCTGAGTTGTTCTTGAGGTCGGGAGATGTGGAACTGGTAGAGGACCTCAACAAGGCTGAAGTGCAAGTAGAAGCGAAGAAACAGCCAGTCCGAAGGAAGAAATGACCTACACGGATGCCGCCCTAATCAAAGCCTACGCCGGTGCATTAGGTACGGGAGATGATGCCCTGTTGGACGATATTGCAGACAGGGCTCAGAAGCTCGTAGAGAACTACACCGGACGAGTCTTTGAGGGATCGGGGACTTCCTCACGAAGTTTTGATGCTGAGGCAGACGTAGAGGATAGAACTCTGTACTTCGATGAGGACGCCTGCTCGATCACCACAGTAAAGAATAGGGCGGACTCACAATCGGGGTCGGAATCTATAACCTCCGCGCAGTATGTCACCCTTCCGAGGAACAGGACGCCGTACTATGGGGTTAGACTTCTCGCGAGTGCGAATAAGGAATGGGACTACGAAGACGATCCTGAAACGGGAATCACGGTGGTCGCTAACTGGCGGTATTCCTCAACGCCTCCCGCGGATATTGTCCAAGCAACTACTCGGCTAGCGGCGTTCCTTTATCGGCAGAAGGATACGAACTCTGACCTGGATAGACCTCTCCTAACGGATTCTGGGGTGACGATTCTTCCCTCCCAGGTTCCGCATGACGTGAAGCAAACTCTGGAGTTCTACCGGAAGAGGCATGTTCGGTGATTACGTCGTACAACACCTTTATCAACAACCTCGCGGATCTTTCTGTCAGCGGGGTTCAAAGGGCGTTTGACGGACCTCCTCCCTCAGTTACTACGGCGGACCTTCCCTGCTCTTTCCCAAGAGCGGTGATCGGGGAGGAAGGACCTCTCACCGTACAAACTCCTGGGGGATGGCCGACCTTCAGAGGAGATTTAATAATCATCGTGGAACCAGTAGGACAGTCTACAAGTCCTCTGAATCATGCTGCGGTAGTGGATATCGCGGACGCTCTTTCAACCGCTTTACGAGCCTTGGGGCCGAACTCCGCAAAACCTTTGGGGAGGAGTCCGATCAATTGGACTATCGCGTTGTCTTCGAGTGAAGTCGTAGGCGAGACGCCCTATTGGGCGCTCGTAACCACGGTGGAGGGACATGGCTAAGAAACGCTATATCGTAAAAGCAGACTTTCTCGCATTCCCTGATAAGAACGTTCATCAAGGAAACGAGATCGAACTGGAGGCCTCTAATCCAGGGACTAAGGTCCTTTTGGAAGCGGAAGCCATTGAAGAAATCAAGGAAGAGAAATTCAAGAAGGAGAAGGAGTAATGGCACAAACTACTGGTGGGATCAGTTTCGTCAACGCCAAGGTGGAATACGGAACCGCTAGCGGAAACTTCGTTGACATCTCAGGATGGGCGAATACTGTCGAGGTTGCAGGTGGTGATCGGTCTGCGGGTGAAGTCTATACCGCGGACGGAGATACGGGGATTGTGACCTTCGGGAAGCGTGCCCCAGTAGATGTCAGTTATACCTGTGTCTTCACCGAAGCCTCTGCTGACCCATTCTCAAAGATGGTTACATATCACCAGGCCGCGGACGGAACTACGATCCGATTACGCTGGAGTCCGCAGGGTGGAGCTGGGACGGGAAAGATTGTTTTCACCGGAACTGGAAAGATCACCGCTGCACCGTGGCTGGGAGGGGATGCTGCTTCTCCTGATCCTCTGACCTTTTCGTTCACGATGCGAACTGCTGAACTTCTGAAAGGCGTGACCGCATGAGGCTGGAGCATAAATCCTTGGGTGTCTCTGCGGAGCTTCAGGATGAGCTTCTACAGAAGCATGTCGAGGCTTATTTTGAGGCCCTGCGCGAGCTGGGAGGGGAGAAGTATTTTGACCAATCCACCCCCCATAGACTAGGAAATTATGTGCGGGCTGCTTGTCAGGCGGGCATTTTGAATACTGTCCATGCTGAAGACGTGGATAGTATGAAACCTGCGGCTGTAGCATGGCTTGCACAGAAGCTAGATAAGCACATCGCAGAGGCATTAGAAGTCCCCCCGGAATGATCCGGGCGGTGGTGCGGTACGCCGATGGTAATGGTGCGCCGCCGCCCGAACTATCCCGCCTCTTCAAATGGCGAAACTGGGGGGTTCTCCCCCGCGCGGGCGGGACGGACGATCAGCGCGCCGGTGAACTCGATAGGATGCTTGCCTGCGCCAACGCCTACGATATATGGAAACTTCACAAACAAGGCAAACTCAAGAACATGACCTCTGAGCAGATCAAGATGCTGAAAGAGCTAACCGACCTTGGCTGAGAGCAAGCTGCGTATCGTCCTAG